TTCTCCGGCGTGTGTATGATTCTCTTTACGACTCGCTGGTTCCTGGTAGTATTCCTGCTGCTGTGCTTGTTCTCGCTAAGTATCAGTATCAAGGAGCGTTTGTCGCAGACCAGGAGATAAATATGCTTGCATGTATGACCGAACTAATGGTGGAGTGTGAATTCAAATGAATGTTAAACTGATGCGTATGTGGTCTGGCGAAGATGTCGTTGCAGACCTGATTGAAGAAAAAGATGACTCTGTGGTCATCACTAATCCTATTGTTGCTGTTCCTGCTGGTAATGGTCAAATGGGTTTTGCTCCCTGGTCCCCTCTTCTTAAAGGTAAAGATGAGGAACTAGAAGTTACTAAGAAGTATATTGTGTATATCGCAGATACTCAAGAACAGATTGAAGAACAATATCAGGAAATGTTCTCTGTGATTAAAGCACCTAGTAAGAAGTTGGTTCTCTGATTATGAAAAAGAAAAAACTTAAAGCTCAAGTAAAGTCAAGGTTCTATTACGTTTTCTGGGGAATCGCAACAATTGCTGTTGTTGCTGGACAACTTTATGTCGGTTCTGGTTATCGTGTAATGTCTGAAAGTGTAAACTCGCTTATTGAACATGAGTCTTCTAAACATTAATATGAATAATTTGGTAGAACCAAAAGTTAAAACGACGCCAGAACTTGTGAACGAAGCAAACTTTGGTCTCTTTCGTGCTAAAATGACTCTACCTGCTGCCGCAAAACATTGCGGTATGACTCAGAAAGAAATGAAGATGACTTTCTGGGAATTTTTGAAATATCATCCTGTTGATTATGAAATCTCTGAAAACACCCCTTAGATATCCTGGTGGCAAGTCTCGTGCTTGCACTAAGATGGATCCATATTTTCCGGACTTGAGAGATTATAAAGAGTATCGGGAACCATTTCTTGGTGGAGGAAGCGTAGCAATTCATATCTCTAAGAAATATCCGCATTTGGATATTTGGGTAAATGATTTGTATGAACCTCTTTATAATTTTTGGAGAGTTCTTCAGGATAATGGAAAAGACCTATATGAAAAACTACAGGAACTTAAATCTCTTCACCCAGATCCAGTTTCTGCAAAAAATTTATTTTTGAAGTCAAAAGAGATTGTAAATGATCATGATCAATCCGATTTATCTCGTGCTTGTAGTTTTTACATTATTAACAAGTGCTCTTTTTCTGGTCTCACAGAGTCCTCATCCTTTAGTTCCCAAGCATCTAATTCAAACTTCTCAATGCGAGGAATTGAAAAACTCCCAGGATATTCAGAAATAATTAAAGACTGGAAGATTACTAATCTTAGTTATGAACAACTCCTTACTGATAACAAAGAGTCCTTCACCTACCTTGATCCCCCCTACGACATATCAGATAACCTTTATGGAAGGAAAGGCGATATGCACAAACGATTTGACCATGATCAGTTTGCTAGGGATTGTGATCGCTTTATCGGTCCTCAACTCGTATCTTATAATTCGTCTCAATTGGTCAAAGATCGTTTCCAAGGGTGGGAAGTAGGTGAATTTGACCTGACCTACACTATGAGATCCGTTGGCGAATATATGAGAGAGCAAAAAGATCGTAAAGAACTATTGATTTTTAATTATCAAACTGCAAAATTAGCAGATTATGCTTAATAACGATTTTATAACTCGGACATTTAATTCTCCAGGATACTTGAGATGTACTTTGTCAGAAGATGTAAAAGAAGAAGTTCAAAGATCGATAAAAAAAATTAATGAAGGTAAAATTGATACCATTGATGTTAGAGAGAACCTAGCAGGACATTTGCAAAAAGAAACATCATTTCCTATCACTGAAAAATTAAATCATTTGTTAACGTCTTTGTGTCACGAATATGATGAGATCTTTGATAATCGCATTATTAAAAGGTGTTTTCATAAAGATTTTATTAACGAATATAGTGAAAAAGGATATGTTTTTAATTATAAGTTAAGAGAATTGTGGATTAATTATGGTAAAAAACATGACTTCAATCCACCGCATGTTCACCATGGAATGTATTCTTTTGTATTATGGATAAAAATACCATACACCTCTGAAGAGGAGGAAGAGTTTTATCCCGCAACAGAGGGCAATTGTAAATCTGGAAAATTTGAATTTTTCTTTCTATCGTCAAATGGCAGTATTATAAGTGAGGTAGTTTCTACTAATGAATGGGACTTAGTTCTCTTTCCATCATCTTTATATCACTCAGTATATCCTTTTTATAGTAATGATGAAGAGAGGATATCAATATCTGGAAATATATTTTTTGAAATGATTGCAGAATCAAATTTATCTACTCCCAACCCCTGGAAAAGCAAGAAAAAATGACCGAACTAAAAGACTGGCTTAATTCTATTAATCAGACAAAGAAACACTTGATTGATGAAGATCCTTCTATTGAGAAGGAATATCCTCCTTATATTGTAAACCGTTGTTTCTCAGGGCACATTGATACTTTGATGTTTGCCAATGAAATGAATAAGTATCACTTTCTTCCAAAGAAACTCCAATATGATTTTCTTATAAATATTGTGAGGAAAAAGAAGAGATTTTCTCCCTGGATCCGACAAGATAAAATCAAAGATCTTGATTATGTCAAACGTTATTATGGTTATAGTAATGAAAAGGCAAAACAGGCTTTGAAGATACTCACAAAAGAACAACTTAATTTTATTAAATCAAAATTTGATACTGGAGGAAAAAATGAGCGTAGTTCGTGAACCTGAAGTGAAATGGTCGCCTGACCAAATGGTGGAAGTGATTCTGAGTGAACCCGATGATTTTTTGAAGGTGCGTGAAACACTTACAAGAATCGGAGTCGCATCTAGAAAGGAGAAAAAGATCTATCAGAGTTGTCATATTCTGCATAAGCAAGGTAGATATTTCTTAGTACACTTTAAGGAATTGTTTGCTCTTGACGGCAAACATGCAAATCTAACACAGAACGATGTCCAACGTCGTAACCGTATTGCTCAACTTCTTGCTGATTGGGGTCTTATTGGCATTGTTGATGTAAGCAAGATTACTGATATTGCACCACTCAATCAAATCAAAGTTCTTGCATATAAGGATAAGCAAGACTGGATCCTTGAGACCAAGTATAATATTGGGTCTAAGAAGAAAAGGACAGAGGAAACCGAATAAAGTATGGGGGTGGCAACACCCCCTTTTTTATGCTATAATGCATTGGTAAAGACATCCGATTCATGATCGAACTCGATAAAGTCTATAATTTTGAGTGTCCTGCATCCTTCGGCACTCTGTCCCAAGAACGTGTGAACAAACTTTTTACTGATGGTCGTCGTGCCTCTGGATTTCTTGAACTACAATTAGAAGAGTGGTTTAAGGGTCTTGTGTTTGAAGATGGTAAAGGTTATGACCATCGTTACAAGTATATGAAAGAACTTTTTGACGCTAAGTGTTTCACTAAAGGTGGTGCTAAGTTCTGTCCTAGTGTAATGCTTGGTGCTGGTCGCTCTGTAGATGAAGAAAAACTCTGGGAACATGCTACTGACATGATCTACATCTTCTGTGATGTGGTAGAATTCCCTAAGGTTCGCGTTGTATTCAAACGTGGATCTGATCTTACTCAATATACTAAAGGTTCCATTCCATTCAAAGATCGTAATGTTTTATTTGCTTGATTGTTTAGAAGGTATGAAGAAGTTGGAGGACGGTAGTATTGATGCTATCGTCACATCTCCTCCGTACAATCTTAAAATTAAATATGGCAAGTATGATGATAACAAACCACGTCAAGAGTATTTGGATTGGTTAGCAGAGATCTTCCGTGAAGGAAAACGAGTGCTCAAAGATGATGGGCACTTGTTTGTCAACATGGGGTATTCTAATGTTGATCCCTGGATTGGTATGGAAGTCGGACTTTCACTCAGGAATGATTGGATTTTGCAAAATCATATCAATTGGGTAAAATCTATCAATGTTACAGATAGGCATGGTGAATCAAAAACGAGTGGTCATGCAAAACCAATCAATAGTAAAAGATTTTTATCTCCAACATGGGAACATCTTTTTCATTTTACCAAAGATGGAAATGTAAATGTTGATCGTCTTGCTGTGGGTGTTCCTTATGAATACTATAAGGAAAACTTGAGGCATAGTAAGTCCTTAGATGAAGAAAAACCAAATCTTAGAGATAAGGGTAATTGTTGGTTTATTCCATACGAAACTCTCTGTATGAAGAGAGAAGATAAAAAACATCCTGCAATATTTCCTGTCAAATTAGTTGAAGATTGTCTGAAACTCACGGGAAAGAAATCAGGTGTTGTTCTTGATCCTTTTATGGGGACAGGATCCACTGCTGTAGCAGCAGTTAATGTCGGATGGGATTATATTGGATATGATATTGATCAAGATTATGTTGATTTTGCAACAGAGAGACTGAAGGGTTGACAAAATTTTTAAATTGATATATATTATTATATAAAGTGAACTGTGGCGGACACACCAGTCTTTAAACGTTCACACATCTCAATGGAGAATTAAAATGCAAGAACTCCTTACGGGGGTTTGGTATAGTTTTATGCCAGGTATTGCCATTTGTGCAATGCGTTACCCAGATTTTGTTGCGATTCCAGAATGGATAACGCAGAGAAACACACGCAACAGAATTAAAAAGAATAGTGTATTAGATCACTTATGCAAACTGTTTCCTACACATCATATAGTAGTAATAGGAAAACTTACTAAAAAAGATAAGTGGGAAGATGGAAAAGAATATGAAGCAGGAACTGAATGGGTTCTTGATGCAAATACCCGTAGATTGTTGTGGGAAGAGAATAGAACAGATAAGAAACCGGATAAACTATTAGCAATAAGACTTGAATCTGATACTCTTATTGGATTGAGAAATTTGTATTGGTCTTATGATAATCCATCAGCAACAGAACTTGCTCAAGAAATAGTTACTGGAATCTTTAAGTCACTTAAATATACTCCAAAAACTAAAAAATTCACTGATGGTGCAATTATTACGGCATTAAGTTATATGGTTAAATTTCACGATCCGACTACATTCGGTGAGAATGGATTGTGGACTAATCCAGATGATGATACGACCACCATCGATCAATACAAACGTAGTCAAACTCAACTTGCTGTAAGAACTTATCTTGATACTATAAAAGCAGTTGACAAATTACTTTATGAAACTGGTCTCAATAAATATTTTGATCAAACTTTTATTTGTTCACTAATGTTACATCATATCAAATATGGTGAGTTTAGTGATAACATTAAACTTCTTTGCAAAACTATTGCGGAAAAATTAATAGATGATGAGGGTGAAGTAATTGTACCTCCTACACCAAGTAAGGGTAAATTAAATGCTACTGCATGGATTCATAGAGAAAACACTGTAGAAGATAATAAATTTATACCTGATAGAGGTAAAATGCAAGGTTACTATCAAGGTGTTCCATTTTTCTCATATTGGTTATCTATTGCTCATGGAAATGGTTTGAAACATAAACAGGATCGAGGTGCAAGAGGTGGTTATAGTAAGTGGTTTGATAATGAGTTTCTTACTAGAACTGACTATGTTGATCTTATTCATGTTGACGATGAACAATATATTTTAGAAAAAACCGAATAAAAAGATACGGGGGTCCACACCCCGTTTTTTATGTCTTGTGTTAATATATACTTATGGATGCCTTCGGGGTCCACACAACGCAATCTCGCTTTTAGGAGAGCTACAAATGACTAACTTAATGAAGTATA